GAAATCCGATCAATACCTCCGGTATCTTCAGCAGGAAAAGTAAATAAATTTACTTTAATATTATCCTTTAAATACATTCCATAAGAATATGTAGCATTATAACTTTGTAGATTAACCCAACAGTCACCATCCCAAATAGCACCATACTGGTACTCATGATAAAATGGAGGAGTTATTTTATATTGTAATGGTACTGGATGCCAAGTAGCACCATTATCATATGATTCAATGACTCCACCATATTCAAATGTATAAGCAGAAGTTAAAAGTACCCATCTACCAGTATCAGCAAAATACATTGGATTAGAAAAATGACCTTCAAACCAATAGGGAATTCCTAAAGTGGAAATATCCATTTTAGAAGTCCAAGTAATACCATCGGTGCTGTGATACACTTGATCAGCAGTTGAATTTACTGTCATCCAATTATTATTTTCAAAATCCATTCCTAATCCTGCTAATCCTAAACTTGGTAAACTTGATCTCTGTGTCCAAGCTGAACCATTGGAAGATGTAAAATAAGTTCCTCCTGCCAATGGACTAAGAATCCATAAAACACCATTCCAAACTAAATTCTCCCAATTACCAGAAGCACTTAAAGTAACTGGACTCCAACTAATTCCATCAACTGAATAAGCTAATTGAGTAGAACCATATGCTGCTGTCACAAATCTTCCATCGGCAAATCTAACAACTCTATAATCTCCAGAAGCAGGAAGATTAGTAGTATATTCAGTCCATGTTTCTCCATAATCACTTGAATACCAATGGGATCTGGTATTACCTACCATCACAGCATATTGACCATTAATTGCTACTGATTTTATTTGGGCAGATCCAGAATTTGTAAAAAATATTTTTTTACTTTCTTGAAATCTTTTAGGATGCAAATCATATGCATTAGCTACATACTCTGCATAGCTACTTTTTAAATATTCAGAACCATCACAGTCAACCCATCCTGACCCTGGAGATCCAGAAGATTTAATAATAGTTCCAATTTCAAACTCTACTTGTTTTTTAGGAGATAGTATCATTTTGTCCTTATATAATAACTTTTTCCAAAATTATCTCGTTCTAATGCACATTTAATATCTCTTGGCAATTGAAAATATGTTGCTGTATCAAATTTTGCTTCTTGAAATTGATAAATATAATCTCCACCACCAACTGTACAACAAATTCTATCATTAATAAATCCTGCATCATTCATTTCTATCATATCACCACCATGAATATACCAAGGATAAAAGGATTTTAAATCTGGAGATCTAACCCCCCAATGTGAATACTGAGGAATTCCAAAATACTGACCATCCATATATCTATATCTATTTAAATTAGGATTCCAATCGTCATCATAAGCATCAATTGTAAGACCATAATTATGATGTACTTGCTCCCAAGTGATTCCATCATCTGAAAAAAAAGTTTTTCCTCCTGCTAAAGTGCCAGGAATTATAAAATAACCATTACAATAAGTGACTAATCCATTAGTTGGGCCATAACCAATTCGATAAACTTTCCAAGTAGCTCCTCCATCTACTGTCACATTCACTATTGAACCATTAACTGCCACACATGTTCCTGCCCCATCTGAAGCAATACCACCAAATCCTGTGGTACTCAATGAACCTGTTGTGTTCCAAGTTATTCCATCGGTGGATCTGTAAGTTGTAATTGATCCTGATGCTATCGCTATTAAATATGTTCCATCCCAAGCTACTCCTATATATGATGTTGATGCAGACATAGTTCTTGAAGTCCATGATACACCATCAGTAGAAGAATATCCTTGAGTTGAATTATATCCAATTGTATAAAATATTGTTCCTGTCCAACACAAACAATAATAACTTGGAGTGGTATTTGTAAAAGAACTATCTGTCCAACTATCACCATCAGTTGTATAGCAAAGTTCTCCATTATATCCTACAGCAACAAGCCTTGTTCCATTACTTAAACATGTGGTTAAGCCATTACTACTCGTTTGGGCTTGTACCACTGTTAAATCTTGCCATTGATCAGGATTATCAGTTTCTAAAGCATTTACAAGATTAGGGTATGAGGACTTTGCTAAAATTTGTCCTTCACACCTTATCCAATTTAAATTAGGAGGAGCATTAGCATTTATAATTGAACCAATCGGATATACATCTTTAGCTATTGCAGGGTGTAAAAGAGTCATTTTAAGTTACCCCATAATCTATTGATATATTATCACCAGAAGATATTGTTTCAAGGGATACCTTAAAAGATTTTGCTCCATAAATATTAGCAAAAACAACTAAATCTCCCCAATATCTTCCAGACACAGATTTTGCAAGATTACCAATAATAATTTCTTCAGTATAACCTATTTCTGTATCTGCACTATCAAAAAATAAAAATCGAATTGTAGCTACTGCTGCGGTATCATTATATGTATTTTTCAATATGATATAATATCTACCACGTACTTCAATAGCAGAAGCAGGATACAATCCAGTTGATCCCTGTGCAGATGTAAGAGTAGCAAGAGTGATCTCTCCCATCCCTGGAAGATCTCGTTCAATTTCTTTGGTAGTTCCACCAATAGATACTTGAACTGTGGATACCTTCTTACCTGTACCTTCAGTTACTTCAATATGTGACTCAGACATAATTTACTCCTTATACATCTTGAGCATTTATTGTAACTACAATTTTTAAAACCTCTGCTGTATTAAAAGGTCTTGCTGCTGTGAATCTTGCTCCTGAAAACAAAATTCCTGTACCACTTGCAACATCACCTTTTGTTGAAACGTTATTAAACATTGCACCATAAATAGTATTCGTTCCAGAGGTACAAGTAAATTCAGCAGGGGATGCTGAATTATCAAGAGTTGAAGTTGTTATAGCTCCTTCAACCCATTCTTCTCTGGTTGATTCATCATAATTGGTAAATTCCGTACAGACAGGAACAGCATATGTCCATCCGGCAGCAGGAGTAGAATCAGAACTATAAATAGCAATATACCAAGTAGCTGATTGCGTACCTGATTTAAAATAAACATCAAGCACATCATCTAATCCCTCAGTAACTACCAAATTATGAATAACTTCTTTCCATTTAGGAACCCAAATCAATTCACCAACATAATTTCTCCAATCTGTAACTACATTGTCAAATTTATCAACATATTTACCACATTGAAAATCCCATATGTTATGAAAACAAAAACCTCCCATTCCTGATTTTTTTATAAGACCTAAAACAGCCTTTCTAATTAAAGGATTGTTTAACGGAATACTTTTTTGCATGAGAATTACCTCCTAATTAAGTAAATGTTATAACTACTTGCCATGAACTATTATAATAAACTTTTTCCTGATCATTTCCTGTATCTATCCAACGCATACCTGTTGTTGGTGTTACATCTGGAAAATTACCTATTGATCCTGGAGGAGTTGTACCAGGAAACCCAAGCAATGCTGCTTCAATAATATCCATATCAAGATTTAATTCTTCATCATATCTTAATGTGCGATATGCTGCTTTTGATAAATTAAATGTAGGTGTATAAGCCATTATATTAAATCTCCTCCCCCATCTGAGACCGTTATATCAAGATATTTGCCTGGAGACCATACATCATTTATATCCACTTGAAAAACTTCAAATCGAAGGTTAGGTTCAAAGTATCCATTATCAGTTATATTCATTGCACTTGTATAACTATATTTAGCAGAAGCATCAGGAAAAAGTTTATTAGTAATTGTAATAGTAGCAGTACGCAATAATGTATCATCTGATAAACGTATTACCTTAACTTTAAATTCTTTAAGTTCATCTACTACATCTCCTTCTCCATAAGTTATCACATCTCCATAAGGAGCAACACCATAACCATAGTTTAATTTTTTAGTTCGTGTTCTCCATCTTAAATTAAAATTAATTTCTAAATAACCATAACCACCATCAGAAAATCCTATATTTTCTTCTATCTCAACATAAATATTCATAGTTTCGGAGATGGCATCACCCAATCCAAGTGATTCATAAAAATCTACAAAATCTGGATGATAATAACTATCTCCCAATCCAAGAATTTCAGCAATAGCTTCTTCTATAAGTAATGTAAAAGAATCATCTAACCCAAGTGTTTCAGTAAAAGCTACATCTTCTCTACTATAAAATATATCACCTAATCCTAAACTCTCGGCAATTTCTTCTACTGTTGCCCATCCCACAACAGAATCACCTAACCCAAGTGTTTCTTCTACATATACAAATTCAGGTAATTCCTGATCTAATGTAAATTTTAATACTTTCATGATACATCTTCTAAATCATCATTCAATCCAAGTGATTCAGATATAGCTAATAACATTTCTGTTATTGTATTAGAATCTCCTAACCCAAGTGTTTCAGTAATATAAGCTGTTAAAAAATCTATAGTTTCATCCCCTAATCCCATATCCTCAGATATAGCTAATAAAAATTCGGATACTGTTGCTTGATCTCCTAACCCAAGTGTTTCAGTAATATAGGCTGTTAAAAAATCTATATTTTCATCCCCTAATCCAAGAAACTCAGAAAAGTATTCATATTCAGGCAATTTGTTTTGTATCGATTCAGGAAAATATGGCAAAACACCATAACCTATTATATCAATAGAAAATGTACCAGTAGTAGTATATGGATTACTCATACCAAAAATATTCATTGATGATGCTTTAAATTGTTGAGTTGTTCCTACCCAAGAATCAGGATATTCATAATAATTTAATCCATTTTCTTTTAAGACAATATATATATCACCAAAAGAAGTATCATGAGCTACCTGATCTGTATCCTTATATCCTCTAATCACATTAGTAAAAGCATAATTAACTGTATCAAGACCAAAATAATAAACTAATTCATTTTCAATCCAAAGAACACCAGATGTAGGAAATGTTCCAAAAACAGAATCAGGATCATAGTAAATCGTAGTATCATTAATTCCTACATCTTGAGCTAAAATAACGCTACTTGTCGTTCCTATCTGTATATGTTGATAAACCCATTCAGTTCCTACTTTTACATATATCTTAGCTCCAACAAAATAAGGATCATTATTTGGTGATTTAAATGAAAAATACAATCGATTAAATTCAATATCTTCAAATACACGAAAACGTTCTACTGCAATTGGTATAGTAGGTTGGGGAAAACCAGAATAACCAGAGCCTTGATAAACAATAACTCCTTTATCATGATATATGTATGGATTATATTCTTCTAAACTTAACCTAACTTCATAATCCATTAATTCTTCCATTTCCACAACTCTAAAATATTTACCACTCCATCCAGTAGTGTCATGACTAACACCTATAATATCACCAAGACAAAGTGTTACTCCTATTATGTCAGTTTCAAATCCACACAACCACCAAACATATCTTTCATAATCAAGTATTCTTAATGCCAATCGTCCTGCTTGTGTTGCTCTTTTAATTCCAGGCATTTTATAAGTTTTAATTTTTTCTTCTTCACCTAAAATATCTAAAGCATAAGTATCTTCAGCTTCAGCTATATCTTTTATATAACCACATAATCTATTTTTAAATTCAATTCTAATTTTATTTGCTTTTTCTTTAGATGATTTTCGTGCAAAAGTAAAAGTTCCTTCTTTAATATTATCTTTTTTAATCTCAAATTGAATTCCTATACCTAATATATTATCACTACCATATTCAATATCAATATAATAAGATGTTTGATCTATTATTAAACCCCAATCACGATCAGGATAAAAACTAAATACAAAATCATCACAATGAACTAAATCACCTATCCAAAATCCATCAGGGTAAGCTGAAAAATCAGCATATATCCTTGTTTTGCTACCTGATCCATTTACATTAAAATATTGTTTTACATTTCCAAAATAATATTCTGGAGTTTCATCTTGTGTAGGAACTTTAAACCTCCAATATCCACCACATATAAAACAAAATCCCATTGTGGTTGCCATTATTTCAGATATAATATCAAATAATTTTCTTTCTCTATCATAAGTTAATGAAAATAAAAAACGTGGTTCAAAAATTTGTATCTCTCTACCTTCATAATAAACAGTATCATTAACTAATTCAAAACAAATATTACACGCTTCTCGCCAACTTGTATAATCCATATATACACCAGGATTATCATATTTTGGCCCCCAAAGCTCATTTAAAAATATCCAAATAATATTTACAGGATTTTCATCATTATAATTAGATTGAATAAAATTACTATTATTATGAATTAAATATTTTGAAGAAGAAAGTGTATTTAATCTATATGTTTCCGACCATAATTCAGTTTGTTGATTTATACAAATTAATTCTCCATTAGGAGTTGTAGGAGTTGGAGGTATATATTTCCAAACTTCTGAACTCCAAGTATCAGGAAAAAGAGTTTCATAAGCACGTATTACAGAAAAATATATCGATTGATTATAATCATATTTTCCTATAAAATAATTTTCTTTAGATGATGATTCTAATGATGTTCCAATATTCCAATAAGCAGGGCCAGAAGCTACCCCAGGTCTATATAAAATAATCTGAATACCATCTCTATCAATTCTTAATCCTCTATATGGATTATAAAAATCAGTATCCCAATCATATGCTTCATATTTATTTGAAAATTTTCCTTCAGTTAATTTTAAAAAATAAATTCCATAAGGAACAACATTATCAAATTCAGGGGCAGTATCCCACACAATTAATATAGTGTACCAAAAAGTTTTAAAATCTTCTAAAACAGAATCATATTCTTCAACTGGTACAGTTCCAAAATAACAATTACCTGGAGTACCACCAGAATAATATTGATTATATCTATTTTCTTCATCACTATTTATAGTAGCTGTATCTAAACTAATTATACCCCACCATGAACGATTATTTGGCCCTCCTCCTGCTTCTTTTCTACCCACATAAAAAAATATTTCTTTATCAGTAGCACAAGTTTGCCAAACAGGATAAAGTGGGCCTGTCCACATAATTCCTGATCCCCAACCATAATATGAATTTGGATCTGTAAGTTCCCTTCTGACAATATCTACTACTTTTGTCGATCTGTTTATTTTTAATATACAATATTCACCAATTTTAAATTCATTATCTTTATAACTATTTAATCTTGTATTTATTGCATCAAAATATGGTACTCCATGATCAACTAACAAATCATTATTTTCAAGAAATATTGGATTTACAATATCTTCATCAAAAGTAACGTTTATATATCCAAACATTATTTTTTCACCTGGATATGGTTCTCTTGGCAATGGAGTTACTAAATCAACAGTTGTGCCACTAATTGTATCAATTTCTCTTGCTCCATATTGAAAATCCCCAGGATACCAACAATGAGTAAACTCTTGAGATGGTGGATCTGTATATGCCCAATAAGCAGGAACATTTATAATTAGATTACTTGAAGTACTTCCTTCTCCAACTATACCCCATTCTGCATAATCAGTTTGATATTTTTGAATCTTTAAAGTTATTCCTTCTTCTGGAGCATTTTGACCAAATGGCTCACTTACTTCTATATAAGTTGAAGTCTGTACAGTTATTTCTCTCCAACATTTAAAATAAGCTCCATCAGATGAAATAGAAGCATAATATCCTTCCCAAAATCCATCGGGGTAAGCTGAAAAATCTGCATATATTCTTGTTGCAGTACTTGTATCTGTATTTAATAATAAAGTATCAGAAAAAACAAATTCAGATTGAACAATATTTCCAAATAAATAAATATAATCAGCATCAATTTCCATACTTGCTATAGTTAATGATGGATAACCACCATCAAGTCCTTCTATATTTATTGTTTCATCATAAATAAATGAATTAACTATTTGAGTTTGTCTATCAACATAAAACATATCAAATTTTAAAGAATAATTAGCATGATGATTTGCATATTTAGTACCATTATACCAATTTCTACCATGAAAAAAATAAATGCGATCATTAATTAAATCTGTACGAGCAATAGCAGGATGCATATTTGCTGATCTACCTAAAGTAATATCATCTAACCAATTTTGTGTCTCTTGTCCTCCTTCTCCGTTTGTACATTTTTCATAAACATTTGTATAACTATTTAAATAATGAAGTTTATTAATTACATCATGAGGATATGAAGCATCATAATGTTCAAAACCATAAAAGTAATCATTTTTAGCATCTTTACAACCAAACCATCCAGACCAATATCCTGCTCCTGGCACAGAATAACTATAATCTCCTTTCCAAGAATCTCTATAATGATGAACAACACCATCTATTAAAGGATCTATTTTAGGAAAAGACCAACCATGAAACATTGTTCTGCTTATTTCTGCTGTGATTGTTGGCATCTCATTTATTCTACCATATAACTTTGGTAGTTCTGTAAAATCAGCAATTATCATTGATGATCCTTTTTTAGCAACTTCAGGATCAGCAGATAAAGCAGTAAAGTCACCAAGCAATCCTTCAAATTTCATTAATTGATGTTGTTTAAAAGGTATCTCTGGAATTCCCGATGGGAATTTCCAATAAACATAATTATTTGTAATCTGAGTTGCAAATGGTGGTGGTGCAAGAAGACTAACAGCTTGTAATCTAAATATATCACTTAAAAAACACCACAACCATTGATCTTTACTATTAAGATATATTCGATTATTTACATGGTAGCTATCTGTATATCTATCACAAAAACTTGCAATAAATTTAACATTTAAAATCCCAGGAAATTGACCAACACTATTAACAAATGCTTCCCATTCATCATCACCCTCCATATGGGGAATATCTTTTAAATTATATGTTCCAAAAACACTCTTATCCCACCAAACAATTTTTCCTGCAACCATATCTGTTCCAACTACTTCAGGAACAACATTTATTGCAGATCTACTAATTGCCATATCGTCATTTCTATAATCCGTTCCTTTCTTTTCTTCTGGTTGAAATAAAAACCATCCCAGGGCCATTCCTATTTGCATCCCAGGATAACCACCAATCACAGCACCAACTACACCTGTTGCAATGCTGGCAATTTGGGAAGTTTCTTTATCCTTTAAAGGTATTACTCCACCATTTTCGCTCATAACTTATAACCTATTATGCTATAACAACTGTATCAGTTGGAGAAGTAGTAAAATCTGCTACTAAATTATAACTATTAATAGATACTATTTTTATTGACCATGACTGACCAATTTCCGAATCTAAAAAATCAATAAAAGGAGTATCTATTTGTTTCAAATCACAATATTCCGTTGCTGCATGTGATGTTGCTCCTGCTCCTCTGGTGCATCCTGTAAATGTATAAGTAGGATCTCCAGTAATTCCAGTATAAGTAATTAATTCATCTTCAATCCAAAATGATCCTGAAGATGGAAAAGAACCATACAAAGTTGAATTGTCATATGGTATTGTAGTTACTACATCATCGATTAAAGAATCTAATTTAACTGAAGGAGTATAAATACCAACTTGTTTTTTAAATATATAATCTCCTCCACCAACACTTACATATACTCTTGACCCTACTATTAAAGGATTATCATCTGGTCGTTTAAAACGTAACCAAATTTTATTTTCAGAAAGATCCTGAACAGCACTAAATCTTTCAAATATATCTGGAGCAACATAAGGAGAAGGAGTAGAATTATCATCAACATGAGTTACTTTAGGAATAGAATCATTATAAACATATCGATTATATTCTAAACATTCTAATTTAATTTCATCATTTTCTGTTTCATCCATTCCAACAATTCTAAATTCTTTTTTATCCCATCCAGTTTGAATATGACTAATACCAATTATATCTCCTATTGCATGAGTATAACCTTGAACACCTGTATTAAGTTCACAAAAAAATCTATTAGCCAAAGAAAAATCACCAAAAAATTGAGCCATTCGCATTGCTTGCGATTTTCTTTTAATACCACTCAATCTAATAGTTTTTACCTTTTGTGAATTAGTTGGATGCCCACCAAGATCAGTTTCTAAATATACATTTTGTGTATCATGATCATATGCTTGCCATTGATAAAGATTTTTAAAAACATCATCATCATCATCTTTTACTGATCTTTGCATGTATTCTATTCTGAATATATTTGAAGTTTCTCTATCAGAAAATCCTTTATAATTAAATGATCCTTCTTTTATATTATCTTTTACAATATAAAAATTATCACTTGCATTAGGACTTACTGGAAGATCTTCAAAAAGATCAATATAAGCTGAAGTTTGATCCTCTATATAAAAGGAATATTCTGTACCAGATATAATTATTTTACCAGAATCACCATACCAATATTTATCAGGGTAAGCTGAAAAATCTGCATATAATCTACTTACTGTACTTGATCCTCCTACAACAAAATTTTCTTTATGTCTATCAGAATAATAACATTCAACTGCTTCATCACCATTTTCTATTAATGGTTCTAACTGTCCTTGTTTTAAACGAACCATTCCTCTACAAGTCAAAAGAATATCTGTTAAAATATCAAATCCTTTTACTCTTGCAGAAAATACATTTGAATACCTAAATCGTGGTTCATTAGATAATGAATCATCCCAATCAGTAAATTGAACTGATTCATCACAAAAATCTGAAGCTATTTTCCAAGGTGATCCTACCGTATCAGGATCACCATTAAATAAATCAGTATCTAATCCCATTCCCCATCGAGTATTAGTCATAAAATTATAAACAACTCTTATAGGATTAGCATCTTCTTCTGATGCTTCAAGCAATAAACATTCTGCTTCAGCAGCAATAGAGGGCAAAGCAGATAAAATTTGTCCTTCAACATGTAATTGTACAAGTGTATAAGCTGTATATATAAAAGGAATTGCGGGTATAGGTTTACCAGTTTGATAAGCACTAATAATTGAATTAACTATTTGAGTTGCAGATCCAGGGTAAGAAGTAAATGTAGCAGAATAACCTTCTTCCTCCATATCTCCTGCTAATTTATCATCAATAAAATATTGAAGATATGATCCAATCTCTCCTTCACAATGACCTACTGCAAAATCAACAAACATCTCTGGAGACCATTCAGGTGATTTACGTGATCCTTCATTACTCCAATCAGATTCCATATTGCCTAACCAAATAACCCCTCCATATAATTTATTTTGACCAAAAGCTATAGGAACCGGACTACTTCTTACAAATGAATTTGCTCCTAAATCACCTAAAGGTGGTGGAGGGGGAGCATTAGGTGGATCTATCCATAAACCCATCTGACCACCAATGGACATTCCAATCATAGCCCCTGGAAAACCACCAATGACACCACCAATGACACCACCAACGACCATACCTGCTGTTTGTCCAGTAGTCTCACCCATTACATAAAATCCTTATACCTTAAAATACTATCCAGTCTTCCTTTATCTGAATAATAAGAATTTAAAGAATCAATTCCTACTTTTTTATCAACAGATCTCCATCCACATTTAGCATGAATAAAATTTACAGAATCAAGCATAATTCCATTATGGTGTGCCGGATATTTTACACCATATAAACGAAATAAACATATATCTCCCTTATCAGGTAATTGATTATCTAATAATTCTACAAATCCAGTTTTTAAAAGAGCATTTTTTAAACGATCTTCAGTTGTTCTTTTCCACCATCCTACTGTATAAGACCTACCATCTCCTTTAGGTAGATCTATCCCTGCTCGATGATAACTCAAATATAACAATCCGGCACAATCTATACCAAGAGTTGATCTGCCGGAATGATAAAATGGAGTACCTAAGAATTTTTTAGCTTCAATAATTA